TTACTTGGCTGGAGGGATCAGATTTCTTTTTTGTAAATAAGAGGTTGCGAAATCATCAAGTTCCTTAAGGCGAAGCTCTATCATCCTGATTATTTTTTCTTTTTCATCGTCTGTAGGAAGTTCTTCAAAAACCTCGAGAAGTTTGGATTGCAACTCAGTCGCTGGTTTAAGTGAAGGCTTTGGCGCCCATGGATCGAGTTCCTCTTTAGGCTCGTTATCTTCCATAAAGAACCATGAAAGCGGATACCCCGTTGCAGCCGGAAGGCGGTTTAAAATTTCAGAGCGAGGCAATATGTCGGAGTTACACCAACCATTAACAGATTGAGCTTTAACGCCAAGCCTGCGTGCCAGCTCAGATTGGGACATCCCGAGATCATTAATCGCTTTTAGTAATCTCTTTCCGAAGTTCATCTCTTTATCCATTCAGATACTTAAAACCAATTATACAGATTTTTTCTGTAGTCTCTCTTATCGAAATAATTTGACGTTATCGATTAAATTTGTTTTATTGGCCTTCATCGATACCAACTGAGATGAAACAATGAAGACATCAATTCAAAAAAAGCTCTTAAGCGTCTGCAGCCAGGCTGAACTTGGGCGCCGGATGAAGAGAAGGGCCCAGACAGTAAACGGCTGGTTTAAAAATAAAATCCCTGGAGAACTGGTTCTCAAAGTGAGCGAGGTAGTGGATTTCAAAGTAACTCCTCACGAGTTGCGCCCTGATCTTTATCCAAACCCCACCGATGGTTTACCTCAAAAGGATGCCTGACCATGCACTCGGTAACTTTTCAACATATTAACCAGCAGAACGCCGCTCCGCTGAAATCGAAAAATCATTATGAACCTCGCCGCAGAGACAACTTACGCCGCCAGTCTATCTTGGCAGCTGTTCGTGAATGGGAGCTCACTCTTCCCGGGCAGGCGCAGGACGTTATTACGCAGCTGGTGGCCGAACAGTGGGCTCTGGAAGGTGGCAGAGGGATAACAGTGAACAAGCAGAACCTCTATCGCTACCTGAAAAACGAAACCAACTCCAGCAAGTACACGGCTCACGTCATGCAGCTCTCAAACGCGATCAGTTTGGCGATGCCCATCGAGATAGCCAGAAAACACGGCCTTCGACAGGGCAAAACCGATATCGAGCTGGTGGCCGAAGCGATTAAAGAAACTGGCGAGCACCATCAGGCCAAGCTGCTTGGCCTGCCGACAAAGAAGCAGGCGAAAGAGGGGTTCGAAAACCTTCTCGCCAACGCAGCACTGCTACCGGGAGAACTGGCCGGTGTGGTGATCGCTCATCTGCAGGCGCTGGCTCCGCTATTTACGTAATCGAGTTTTGACCAATGACCATACGACCCGGTACGCCGGGCAACAGGAGTAAACATGGCAGCGCTGCCCTATATGCAACTTTACATTGCTGATTACCTGGCGGACACCATGCATCTGTCTACGGAAGAGCACGGCGCTTACCTGCTGCTGATGTTCAATTACTGGCAGACAGGTAGACCCATTCCAAAAAACCGGCTGGCAAAAATAGCACGGCTGAGCAACGACCGTTGGAACGCCGTTGAGCCTTCGTTAAAAGAGTTTTTTAACGACAATGGTAGCGAATGGTCGCAAGAGCGGATTGAGAGGGATCTGGAGGCTGTAAAAACTTCGCTCAGTCAGAAGTCCGCAGCAGGAAAAGCATCAGCACAGGCGAGAAAGGCCAAAAAAGAGACCAAAAGCCAACGGAACGACAACGGGTGTTCAACGGGCGTTGAATCACCGTTGCAACACGATGCCAACGGAAACCCAACTAATAAAGATACAGATACAGATACAGATACAGATCTAAAAGAAAACCCAGAGAGAGAGGAGCGCGAGCAAAACGAATTTTTCCCACCGTTTGGAAAATTCCCGATCACCAGCGACTGGATCCCCGGCGCTGATTTCGTAGGCCAGGCTGCGCTATGGGGCATCAACCTTGGTGAGCATCCGGGTTATACCGCTGTAGAGTTGCAGCAATTCCGTGATTACTGGCAGTGCGAGGGAAAAGTAAAACACCACATCCAGTGGGAGCAGACCTTTGCGACCAGTTTGAAAACGTCTCGCGCCAAATCAGCGGTGCAGGCGAAAGGTTCGCGCCGCAATCAGGACCTGGCAGTCTCGGTACCTGATACGGCAATACCACCGGGATTCAGGGGGTAACGATGAAAACGACGAACGACATTCTGGGGCGCCTACAGCGACTGATCCCCGAAGGCATTCAACCAAAGTTTACCAGCGCCACGGAGTTGATGGCCTGGCAGCAGGAGGAGGGGCGTAAGAGAGCCGCGGAGCTGGAAAAGGAAAATCAGCGTGCACGTTCAGAGAAGATTTTTGGTCGCTCCGGTATTTGCGATCTGCACCGCAATTGTACTTTTGCGAATTACCAGGTCAGCAACGAGGGGCAGAAGAATGCGCTGACGCTGGCAAAGAGTTACGGCCAGAACTTCGGCAGCGGTTTTGCCAGCTTTGTGTTTAGTGGCGGCTGCGGTACCGGTAAAAACCATCTTGCGGCAGCGGTGGGCAACTTCCTGTTGCAGCGTAATCACACTGTTCTGGTGGTGACCGTTCCTGACCTGATGCTGCGTGCACGCAAGTGCTACGACGAGGGGCAGTCCGAATCTGCATTGCTGGACGACCTATGCAAAGTGGATCTGCTGGTGCTGGATGAAGTTGGGGTGCAGCGCGATACACGTAACGAATGGGTGCTGCTGAATCAAATTATCGATCGCCGTCTGGCGGCAATGAAACCTGTGGGGGTGCTGACAAACCTGAACTTTGAGGAGTTATCGAGAACGCTGGGCGAGCGTGCAATGGATCGCCTGACCATGGATAACGGCATCTGGGTGAATTTCACTTGGGGAAGTTACCGCAAAAACGTGAGCCATTTACGGCTTGTGAAATAACTAAGCGAGTTTTGACCAATGACCAAACCATTAACCCAGAAAGAGCAGGTGGCAGTTTTTGTGCGCTACCAACCGAACTGCGCCGTCGGCGACGTTTCCGAAGCGCTGGATATTTCAGGTGCAACAGCTGGCAAGCTGCTACGCGAGCTGAGTGACGACGGAGTGATAACCCGCTCTCGTAACAGCGTCCAGTAAACCTATGCGGCGGTGCCGCATGCCGATATACCGGATGTGATCCTTCCGTGCATGGAAGAGAAAAGCGACCCGGTGAAGATGCAGGCCGCTGAACAGAAAGCAAAGGCGCTGGAAGAAAAAGGGCTGTGGCGACGCGCTGCAGCGGTGTATTCGGACATGTTCGGCATTGCCTGCAGCTCTGTGGAGGTTGCCCGGATCGCCAAACGCCGCAAAGAGTGCCTGCGTCAGGCGGGGAGAGTCTGACTTATGCCAAGACCAAAAACGCACAGGGAGCGCGCTCTGTTCATCGCCTGGATTATCGAGCTAGTGAAAAAGCATGGCCGCGCTACGACCAATGATGTCCTCGCCATGTTCGGCCTGCATCGCGCTACCGCCGAGAAGTACATCCGGGCTGCCGTGAAGCAGGGCCATCTTATCCGCCACGGACGCTGCGGCGTCTTCCGCGACCAGCGGGCAGTTATTGACTTTGACATGGAGCGTTACACCCATCGTATGACGGCGAAATGAAACTAAAGCTTGAGGATTAACTAATACCAAGCCGCCCGGTAAGGATTTTTAGGGCGGCTATGAGCGAAAAGTAGACATCAGTAAATATCGCTAAGCGACCAGCGGACTGCCTCCAGCAAAACAGTGTTATTTTTTCGTTTCATAAAATTTAACTGTACATTTCTACTGATAATTCGATTCCTTACTGCCAGATAACTCTATAATGTTTTCATTATCTCTTGAGTGTTAACGAGACTGGTCATGCCGTTTAATACTTTAAAAACGCATCGATTTAAAATTCGTCTGATTAGCGCCATCGCGGTTAGTCTGGCGTGTATTTTATTTGGATCCGCCATTACACTCTGGCAAACGATCTCGAATACGCAGCAAGAAACCTGGACCCAGTTGCGGAATGCACAACAAAGGATTGACTCATCCCTGGACAGTGCCCATCAGGTGGCCCTTGCTGTAAGGCTGAGCCTTGGAAAGCCCTGCAACGATATTATGCCGCTACTAAGAATGCAGGTGGCAATCTCACCGGATGTGCGTAGCATTCTTTTGGCCCATGGCAATAACATCTACTGCTCTTCCCTCTACGGTCCGTATCAGGAACGTATCAACTTCGATAATTATACGAATGGCCAGCTCTTTCTCATGAAAGGCAACTGGGTAAAAGCGGACCAGCCGATCGTTATTTACCGTAACGTTGTTGGCAATGACAGTATAACGGTGCGAATTTATGGGTACCTGTTACTCTCCGAGCTCAACAACCTGAGCACCAATACTTCCCTGAGCCTCGTTGTGGGAAAACAACGATGGCAAGCCGGGCAAGCACCTACCGATGAGTTATTCCCACTTAAAACGCCAGGTTATATGGAGCAACCGTCAACGCGTTACCCGTTTCGCATCGTTGCCCGCCTGTATCCCGCTGACTACATAGATAATATCTGGCGCTTCTCCAAATTCAGCCTTATTGCATGGGCTCTTCTGGGTCTGGTATCTGGAATATGGGTGTTCAGAAGATCGAGACGTATGCACTCACCTGAGCAGGAACTGCGAAGAGCACTGGAGCACCGGGAGTTTATTCCCTACATCCAGCCCGTGGTGTCCGGAGAACATTCTAAGTTGACCGGATGTGAAGTACTGATGCGCTGGCAACATCCCCGGCAAGGTATGATTTCACCTGATCGTTTCATTCCTATGGCGGAACACAGTGGTCTCATCATCCCTATGACACGAAATTTGATGACTCAGGTACGGGAACAGTTTGCCCCTTTTGTAAAACAGTTACCAAAGGAGTTTCATTTCGGCTTCAACATCAGTGCACAGCACTTCAGGGACTTAAGCCTGGTTGAGGATTGTTGTAAGTTCATTGCAAGCTTTCGGGAAAATCCCATTAAACTGGTTCTGGAGTTAACCGAGCGTGAACTTCTTGTAGTTGACGCTGTCACTACCAGACTGATTGCAGAACTACATAAGCTCGGTGTTCTGATTGCCATGGATGATTTTGGCACCGGTAATTCAAGTCTGAGTTACCTGCAAAATCTCAGGATAGACATTCTCAAAATTGACAAGAGCTTTGTCAGCATGATTGGAACTGACGCGATATCTGCCCATCTTGTTGATAATGTGATTGACCTTGCTACCAGGCTCGATCTGAAACTGGTGGCCGAAGGTGTGGAGAACGAAGAGCAGTCTGCCTACCTGAGAGCCCGTAATGTGTCCTACCTGCAAGGCTATATGTATGGAAGACCCATGCCAGTGAAAGAATTTCTTTGTCTGGTGTCGCAATAATGAAGTTAATGCGGCAATTTTGCGAACAGCATTCAGTATCGCATTTGTAACATGGAATCTGCTTTCTCACCGGCGAAACAGATGACTCCTGTCTATGGCTGGCATCTTCAGAACGAAATAATTCTCTAGCTGAACGCTGTGGTACTGCAAATAAGTGATCAGCTTTCGTACACAGCATTAAATGCCAGCCGAACGTGGCGTGAATTTTGAACACACTGCGCTTTATCGCTGGGCTGAGAGTTACGCTCCCACAATGGAAAAAAGACTGCACGGGTACAGACGGTAAACGAAATGTTGGAATTTAGGTCTAATTCTCAATGAGAACTCCCGTTTTGCGACCGTATTTGCAACAGAGCCTTTTTATAGTGTTCAATGATAAATGAACACAATATTAGAGTATTTCCACAACCGTTATAACGTCCGTTTCTGGCACGAAGCGGATGGGGGCGGAGCGTTGAGAGTCTGCATTTAGCAAGAAATCGGAATTGATATTCAGGCACCAGAACATTTCCGAGATGTTGACGGTCATTTTTTTATATGAGATGTTTTGGGTTGGTGTTGTAAATAGGAGGGGACTTCACCCATTAAATATTTTTAACGCTCCGTTAGTTAATTTAAATTTAGTTAACAGCACACTGCTTTTTAACTTGTTTAATAAAATTAATAACTTGTTCGCTATTTTTCAACGCGGAACACATAAGAATTATTTGATTTTTATTTATGGTTCGTCGTGTATATTCAATTGGGAAGATGAAGTATATTATCGATGCGAAATTTTTACGGGATATTCGATGTCGATCATCCCGTTTTTTTTGACGAAAAACACTAGGCTTTTAGATTAAAACTCAAGCAACTACTAAAGGAAAACTTCCTCTCATAAGGATAATATAAGATGTGGTGTCGGGTGCCTCCCGATGTATCTTTACCAGTCCTTAGATACGCGAGCATATTGCATTGTGACCGGTTCGCCCCGCCGCTGAGGGGGATTCACCACGTAATAAAACTAGAACAACATCATGTTTTCGTCAATATGCAAGTCTGCGATATTTAAGGAAATTATTAAAATATTTTTCCATCTAACAGTCGCTCGTATTGAAGTAATCATCTGAAGATAAGGTAGGGTTGTATGAATTTTCGTTTTAAATGCAGCAATATAACAGTTTGCATAATTCTATTTTAGAAAATTAATATATGTATTCAATGAATGCATGCAAAAAAAACCGTGTGCTTAAACACGGTTTCTGAAAACCAGAAAAAGTTGCTTTACCATTCGCGTGCTTCATCAGAAGCCTATTCATTATAAGCTTAAATAAGAAAACATGCTGTATTTTTTATAGTAAATAAAAGTGCTGATATCTTTTACTTACTCCTTTTGTTAGGCATCAATCCGGCAAAGATGTAGTCAGCCTCAAACAATTAATATGTACTTTTATAACAATAGCTTGCAAGGTCTTTGGGGACATCGGCGATGTGATCGTACCTCAATAAGGTTTTCATTCAACTATAGCGGCCAACAAAAATGTCCCTTCTATAGGGTTTTCCAGTATCAATTTTGATTCGTTTGTGACCTGCTCCCCGCTAATAAGCACGACCTGACATTAGGAACGTCTTCTCATGGCCCACAACGGAAGTTACTCTTTGACTTCTTCCGTAAGCGTAATCTATTAGCGCGTATTGTACTTTACAGGCTGAAATGAGCGAGTTGTGCAACCAGCGGCAAGCGGGGTTATGCTCTCGTTTTTCATAGTTCTTATCGGCATTTTGTGTGCCTAAAGCATTGATCAAAACGGTCTATAGGTATACTGTATATTCATACAGTAAATGCAGCGGAGGCTATTATGAGAGTTGAGTTAAGCATTGATAGAACTAAAGAACTTCCTAAGGACGCTGTCTCGGCTCTGGAAAAAGAATTGTTAACACGACTGCAGGATCAGGTAGGCGATTGCACCCTGGTTATACGACGAGCAGGCTCAGACGGGTTAAGTGTTCTGGGCGGTGAAAAGGACGCGAAGAAGAAGGTAGAAGAGATCCTCCAGCAGACCTGGGAAAGCGCTGACGACTGGTTTTATTAATTCAGCAAGTAATTAGTTTCCTGGGTGGAAGGGGAGGTTTGGTGAAACAAAAAGAAGAATTTCCAAAAAAGGGTTATGCAGTCATCAGATGTCACGATGGGGTTATCGTTGCACGGCTGCACTCATTTCCTGAATTTGATCGCGCGCTGATGTACAGGCGAGGTGATGAGGTGTCGTTTACGCCGCTTCTGGATGATGAGATTGTAGGGTCGCCAACTCTCTTTACGCAGATGCTGGAGCGGGCAGGTTACCGCGTTTCGCTTAATTCTGTTAAACTCCCGTCATAGGCCTGAACAACCTATACCTGCTGCGCCAATGGAGAGATACCATGGCGCAAAAACCTACCAAACAAAAACTTAATCTGGTTCCTTTCGGAATCAGCGGTTTCTTTTTGCCTGCGCACTCAGGGGTGACGGCATGAAGAAAACCAGCTTTATCCATACCCAGCTCACCACGAAAGAAGTGGACGAACTCGAGGCCCGCTATCGCGCCAATAACGTGCGCACTGTGCGTAGCCTTGATTTCGATCTCATCCACTGGACGCTCACCGCTTATCTGCCTGAGGCCAGCAGAGCCCCACGGCAGGATAAAACCTTCCAGCAAAAGCTCTGGAGGGAAGCGTGAAGACTTACGACATCACCCCGATGGGCAAACCCAGAATGACCAAGGCGGATAAGTGGAAAAAGCGGCCGGAGGTTCTCCGGCACCGTGCATTCTGCGATCACGTTCGGCTGCTGGGCATCGAACTGCCGGAAGCTGGCGCTCACGTTACGTTCGTCCTCCCGATGCCACCGAGCTGGAGCAAGAAGAAGCGGCAGGAAATGGCGGGGAAGCCGCACCAGCAGAAGCCCGACAAAGATAACCTGGAGAAAGCCCTGATGGATGCCATCTATGCCGATGACGCCCATATCTGGGATTCTCGCGTGACGAAGCGCTGGGGCGAAGAAGGGCAGATCATCATCGGGGAGATCGACTGATGCGCGCCTTGCTGAAACCGGTTATCGCCCGGGAGCTGGGGGTTGTGCTGCTGAAGCCGGGCAGCGAGCTGATGCCCATGTTCATTTCAGGGCGCGTGCTGGTGGAGAGCCAGCCTGCCAGCATGGCCAGCTTTGAGACCGGGCGAGTTCCCGATCTGCGGCAGCCGCTGGCGGCCAAACCGGCCCTGCGTCCGTTCTTCCTCCACGAAAAGGTGATCACCGCTGCTGGGGGGCTGGCTGGCCTGGAATACTGGTTGCTGCGCCACGGCGGCGGCACCTGCCAGTACCAGCACAGCGATTACCACTATCACGAACTGACCACCATGCGGCACGAGCCCGGCGCGATTCTTCTCTGTGGCTACTGCGACAACCGGCTGCGCGAGCAATTCACCGAGCGCCTGGCGTCGCTGGCGCGTCAGAACGTCATCGACTGGGTGCTGGACATCGCCCGAGTGGCGCTGGCGCTCGACAAAGCCCGTGAACTATCTCTGGCTGAATTGTGCTGGTGGGCTGTTCGTGCCGGTGTCACCGACGCGCTGCCTGAATCCGTTGCCCGCGAGGCATTGCGCCTGCCGGCGGAGAAACAAACGTACCGTGAGAGCGAGATAGTACCGTCGGTACCGGCCACCAGCATCATCGCCGACAAGGCCCGCGCGCTACCTGCAGCGCCTGCAGCTCCTGCAGGCGCACCACCAGCCATTAAGCCAGTTGTGGGCGTGCTTGTGGATCCCGAATCACCGCAGACCCTGATGAAGCGGCCAAAGCGGACCCGTTGGGAGAACGCAAAGTATCTGGCATGGGTTAAGACGCAGCCCTGTGAGTGCTGCGGCCGGCCGTCAGATGATCCACACCATCTCATCGGCTGGGGTCAGGGAGGCATGGCAACGAAGGCGCACGACAGTCTCGTGATCCCCCTGTGCCGTCAGCACCATACCGAACTACATAACGACCCGGTGAAATTCGAGCGTAAGCACGGAAGTCAGCCGGCAATGATAATCAGAGTGCTGGACCGGGCCTACGCGCTCTGCGTTCTGGCTTAAGGAGCAGTACAGGATGACACCACGTCAACGCCGCATTCATATCGAAGGTCTGGGTAAAGCAGCTGCAGCACCGAGAAAAAGTTACCTCGGGAAGTTCACGCCCCTAAAGAGTGTTCAGTCTGCCTGGATCAAATCTCTGCTGACGGTCTGGGGCGAATGTGTCGGCGGTAAAACCCGCGCGCAGTACCGTTTGGAAAACTGCAGCCAGTTCTGGTCTGAGGTAAAGCAATCGGAGTGGTCAGACACTCAACTGTCGCGCATCACTGAGGCGCTGGGGCAGGCGAGGGAAGAGGGGTTCCGCGGCGTACAAGCAGCGTTGCGCGCCCGGTCCATTCTGTGGCCGGTAACACTGTCTGAATTGATAGAAGAGAGCGAGCGCCATGATGATGCCGACTTTACCGAACAGATCATGCTGAACACCTTCGACCAGCGCGATCCGGTTTATGTGGTCGGCCTGCAGTTTTACACCACCCGCAAGAAGATATCCGACCTCACCCGGGAGCTGCAGCACGTTGCCCCCTGGTTAACTGACGGAGAAGCGCGTAAGCGGGTGCGCTGGTGCCTTGAAATCTTCCAGGCGAAGGTATTTCTGGCTGTTCGCCGGCAAATAGAAGCGGAGCGAAAGTGAGAGGCATGTTAAATATTTTTAAGAAGGTGTTGAAAACGGGCCAAAAAGATGAATAATTCATTCATGCTTGGCAGAGCTGCGCCACGATGGCAGCGACGAAAAGCCTTAACAAACAAATTTCGAAACCCGCTACTGAGCGGGTTTTTTATTGCCTGAAACTTCATGCTGCTGAAGCGAGCGCTATAATTAGAGCGGTATTCAATATTACTCTCGATACAGTTATAAAACTGGAGTGTTGATACGCCCACACGCAGAGACAACTGCATGACCCTGACCAGCAGAACAATGCTGGTCTTTTTTTGCTCGCCGTGAAAAATTAAACGGATAAGACTAGCTTTATTGAAGGAAGGCGATTAGGCTGCGCCTGTGGTGAATCCCCCTATGCGGCGGGGCGACTAGACTTGGAGGTGAATGACGCGATTCTATGGTCTAGCATAGAGTCACCGGGAGGCACCCGGCACTACGGTCCCATTACCACAGTTTTCTAAGGCTGCCGATTGGCGGCCTTTTTGTTTTATATGACCCTAACCAGCACAGCACTGCTGGTCTTTTTGTTCATACTGAATAAATATACAGATAAAAAATAGCTTTATGGCAGGAAGAATACTAGGCTGTGCCTGTGGTGAATCCCCCTAAGCGGTGGGGCAATCCAGTTTATAAATGTGTGAATATGTTTGCGGCTCGTATAACTGGTAACGAGTCACCGGGAGGCACCCGGCATCACAAACGTCCAGCACATAAGTAGATTATTAGTTAACATTTACCTAAAGGCTGCCAATTGGCGGCCTTTTTCTATTTCAGGCTCCCGGAAACCCCCATCGAGGTCTTGTCGTTAATTCATCCGGAGAGCCTGAACCTTCAAACACTGCACCCGCATCCCAGCGAGGTGAGAGAAATGTCCCGTATGAGCAAACTTGTCACCGGAGTCGCCCTCGGCACCTCAGGAGGAACCATCCTGAACGGCGTCCTCACAAAACTGAGTCCTGACGAATGGAGCGCCATCGGCGTACTGGCTGGTATTGCCGGGATAATCGTTACAGGACTCATTAACTGGTATTTCAAACGTAAAGTTGCAAACGCGCAGGTAAAGGCGCTTGAGAAGTACGGCCCTGCAGTCAAAGTCGGAGATGATTAAATGCCAATGACCAGTAGCCTGCGTAACAAACTCATCGCCGCTGTTGGTGGTGGTGCAATGCTGATCGCCTCGCTGTTCCTCGGTGGGCAGGATGGCGTCGAAGGGCGGAAATACGAAGCCTACAAAGACGTCGCTGGGGTATGGACTGTCTGCGACGGCCATACGGGCCGGGACATCGTGAGAAGGAAGAAGTATACCGATCGCGAGTGTGACCAGTTGCTATGGAAAGACCTCCAGCCAGCCAAGCGTACGGTAGACAATCTGGTGAAGGTGCCGCTGGGAGAATATCAGCGCGCCGCGCTTTACAGCTTTGTCTTTAACGTTGGTTCTGACGCGTTCTCGAAGTCTACGCTGCTGCGCAAGCTGAACAAAGGCGATCACGACGGCGCGTGCGAAGAGATGCGGCGCTGGGTTTACGCTGGTGGTATGAAGTGGAAAGGTCTCCAGAATCGGCGCGAGATGGAGCGATCAATGTGCCTGGCGGAGAGCAAACATGACCTTTAGCCTTCGAACGGTTCTGCTGATTGCTCTCGTGCTCATGCTGTTTGCTATTGGCTATGGCGAGCTACGGTACCGGAATGGCTGGTATGCCCACGCCGACCACATCAACGCCCTGGCCGCCGATAAGCGCGCCAAAGCAGAGAAGGCGATTCAGCCTGTTGAGCAGAAGGCCGCGCAGGCCAGTGACGAAGGCCGGATCATCTACCGAACCATAACCCGTGACGTGGTGAAATATGTTCAGTCTGCGGATCGTACTGTGTGCCAGTTTGACGATGCTGCTGTGCAGCTGCGCCAGCGTGCAATCGACGCTGCCAACTCCATCAGCGGATTTGATGGAGGAGCCGTGCAGGGCAAGTAATGCAGGCACCAACAGCGATGACGATCTGCAGGCTGATATTGAAACCGCTCAATGCCTGCGCCAGCTGCGCCTTGACAAATACCGCTGGCAGGCCTGGTACAACGCTGTGAAATGAATATCGGGACTCCCAATAGCAAAATACATATGTGGGTTGGCTTGAAAAAATATCTTCATGCAAAAAGGTAGAGCAATATGCTATAGCGGAAGCACATATGCCAATATATGTTCCATCCCGCGGTATAAATACAACCATTCCTTTTTTTTGAGTTTTTGTTTTTTTTTAACGTATAGACTCAACCCACCTTACCTGGATAGTCATTCAGGCTGGTGTATCGGTTAGCATTCAGTCCTTGCTCTCCCGGGTGGCTCCGGAGCATCAAGATTTGAAAGATGAGCGGTACTTATAAAGGCCATGCATTTGCATGGCCTTTTCTAAAAATTAGCGTTTAGCGATGTCAAAAACACGTTTGCCTTAAGACAGACGTATGACGGGATTGAGGCAAATCTATGAAAAAGGTTCTGGTTTTCTTTAATTTAAACCCTGCAGAGGTCGTTGAGACTCTGGAGGGTGTTACTACGATTGCGAGAAATTATCCTGGTGGCGAAGAAATGCATTTGCCAATATCACTTGCAGGTATTCACTCCATTACGGGCGATCAAATTGAAATATATGTCGCTTCTGACAGGGAGCTTTCGCGTGATGAAGTAGTAAATGCAGTGAATAAATTTCTGTAAAGTAGTTGAAACCTGGCTTTAAAAAGAAAGTTTGTGTTGCAAGCGAGCTTTTATGGAAATGAAACAGGTTGGTGAGAATTTTTCCGCTAACATCAAACTATGGTGAATCCCCCTAAGCGGTGGGGCTAATTAACCTGATGACTCTTCTTCACTGGCGCTCATCGTGAAAGTCTGAAGCAGCGAGTCACGGGTGGTTAACCCAATGGCTCACCGGGAGACACCCGGCACCATATGCCCAAAGCCCTTGTAGTGATACAGGGGCTTTTTATCGACATCAACGTGAGCAGAGCTAACATGGTGAGGTCGCTATGCAAATGATTATGCAAGCGATTTCCTTGTGCATGCAGCGTCTGCAATATTGATGGTCTATAATTTATATACAGTTATGGTTGGGGACTATTAATCAAAAACTGCCACCTTTCTGGAGAATGGAAACGGTAAATAAATTAGAAGAGGTAAAAAAATGAAAATTGAAGATCTGACGCAAAAGGCAGAAGAAGACATTGCTGCTCTGATAGCCAAAAAAATTTCAGAACTACGAAAAAAAACCGGAAAAGAAATTTCTGAAATTCAATTTGTTGCTCGTGAAACGATGACAGGCCTTGAAGGTTACGACGTAAAAATTAAACTACTTTAATCTCACCTTCTAAACACAAGGTCGCAAAAGCGGCCTTTTTTATTGCACATCGCATGCGTATCAATGCAATTAATATTCATTATCGTTTGCGGGTCCTTTCCGGCATATCGGCCTGCTACGGGGCGGCGACCTCGCAGATTCTCGCTATTTATGAAAATTTCCCAGAAGTAATGTCCGGTTCGTTAAGGAACTAATTGATTGAAAATTAATAAAATATGATTTCCTAGAACCGGACATGCGATTTTTTGTTCATTTTACCGGATGAGACCGTCTTTTAGGTGGGAGAGCAGATCAGGAACAGATGAGGTGACTTGTGGCAACTCAGGTGGAGGTGGCGGAACATTTACGCCTGACGGAACGGCAGTTGCGCAGATTGCAAAAACTACCGGGTGCGCCAGTTTCAAAGAAACGCGGTGAACTCGACATAGATGAGTGGCGCTATTTCTATCTTTCTTATCTTCAACGTAACCGCTACTCACGTACGGATGATGGCAGCGATGATGATCATGAAGAGGCGTTGCTGGTTGCCAGAATCGAGCTGACTTCTGAACAGGCGATCGCGCAGCGTTTAAAAAATCAGATAGCTGAGCATAAGGTGATTGATACGGCCTTCTCCATTTTTGCGCTATCTCGCCTGGCCGGGGAGCTGGCATCCGTTCTGGACAGCATTCCGCTTTCGATGCAGAGACGATTCCCTGAATTAAATGATCGCCAGCTGGCTTATCTCAAAGAGCTGGTTGCAAAGGGAGCTAATAAATGCGTTGAGTCTGCGGAGAGGATGCAGGAGTTTGCGGATGAGTATTACAGAAATACAGATGAATAACTTTGTTCATGCGGTAAAGGAAGGGCTCTCTGTTCTGGTCAGACCCCTGCCAATGACTGCCGTTGAATGGGCAGACGATAACTATTACCTCCCGAAAGAGTCTGCTTATCAGGAGGGACGCTGGGAAACCTTACCCTTCCAGCGTGCGATCATGAATGCCATGGGCAACGACTATATCCGTGAAGTGAATGTCGTGAAGTCTGCCCGTGTTGGCTATTCAAAGATGCTGCTCGGGGTTTATGCGTATTTCATCCAGCATAAGCAGCGAAACTCCCTTATCTGGTTGCCGACTGACGGCGATGCCGAGAACTTTATGAAGTCGCATGTCGAGCCGACAATCCGTGATATTCCCACCTTGCTGGCGCTGGCTCCCTGGTATGGCAAAAAACACCGGGACAATACCCTCAGTATGAAGCGTTTTTCAAACGGGCGTGGATTCTGGTGTCTGGGGGGGAAGGCCGCAAAAAACTATCGCGAGAAATCCGTCGATGTGGCGGGCTATGACGAACTGGCCGCCTTTGATGAAGATATCGAGAAAGAGGGCTCCCCGACGTTTCTGGGTGATAAACGAATTGAAGGCTCGGTCTGGCCCAAGTCCATCCGCGGATCCACGCCAAAAGTCAGGGGCACCTGCCAGATTGAGCGTGCCGCGAAAGAGTCGCAGCATTTTTTGCGGTTCCACGTTCCCTGCCCGCATTGCGGGGAAGAGCAGTACCTGAAATTCGGCGATAAAGAGACGCCGTTCGGCTTCAAGTGGACGCCGGGTGAGCCTGCCAGTGTGTTTTACCTTTGCGAGCATAACGCCTGTGTGATTAAGCAGCAGGAGCTCGATTTCGCGCAGGCCCGTTATCTTTGCGGGGAGACGGGGATCTGGACACGGGACGGCCTGTGCTGGTTTTCATCATCCGGTACCGAAATTGATCCACCTGACAGCGTCACTTTTCATATCTGGACTGCCTACAGTCCCTTCACGACCTGGGTGCAAATCGTCAAAGACTGGATCAAGACAAAAGGGGATACCGGCAAGCGCAAGACTTTCGTTAATACCACGCTTGGCGAAACATGGGAGCCGAAAATTGGTGACCGCCCCGATGCAGACGTAATGGCCGAACGTAAGGAGCACTTTGGTGCCGCGGTACCGGAGCGGGTGGCCTACCTGACAGCCGGTATTGACTCCCAGCTTGACCGTTATGAAATGCGGGTCTGGGGCTGGGGGCCCGGCGAAGAAAGCTGGCTTATCGACAGGCAGATCATCATGGGCCGTCATGACGATGAAGCTACTCTGCTTCGGATTGATGAGGCTATCAACCGGACATATACCCGGCAAAATGGGGTGGAAATGTCGGTTTCACGCATCTGCTGGGATATCGGCGGTATCGATCCGACCATCGTTTACAACCGCTCGAAAAAGCATGGCCTGTTCCGCCTGATACCCATTAAAGGGGCATCTGTCTACGGTAAACCCGTTGCCAGCATGCCGCGCAAACGCAACAAAAACGGTGTTTATCTCACGGAAGTGGGCACCGACACGGCTAAAGAGCAAATCTATAACCGTTTCACCCTCGTGCCAGAGGCCGGTGAACCCCTCGCCGGAGCAGTGCATTTCCCTAATAACCCTGAAATCTATGATTTAGCCGAAGCTCAGCAGCTGACAGCTGAGGAGCAGGTCGAGAAGTGGGTAGACGGTAAGAAAAAGATCGTCTGGGACAGCAAAAAGCGACGAAATGAGGCGCTCGACTGCTTTGTCTACGCACTTGCAGCCCTGCGGATCAGCATTTCGCGATGGCAGCTTAATCTCGATTCTCTTCTGGCAACTCTGCTGGAGGAAGACAGCGGGCGTAAAAATCACAAAACCCTGGCGGATTACGCCCGGGCATTATCCGGAGAAGAATAATGGCGACACAGGCTGATCTGGAGGCAGCACGCACTGCATTACATGACCTCATGATGGGTAAACGGGTGGCAACGGTACAGAAAGATGGTCGAAGGGTGGAATTTACAGCTACCTCAGTCAGCGAGCTGAAAAAATACATTGCTGACCTCGAATCTCAGGTTGGCTCCACTTCACGGCGCCGGGGACCGGCAGGGTTTTATGTATGAAATTACCAGCTTTAGTGGGCCCAGACGGTAAAACATCCCTGCGCGAATATGCCGGGTATCACGGCGGTGGCGGCGGATTTGGCGGCCAGTTGCGCTCCTGGAATCCGCCCATCGAAAGTGCTGATGCGGCGCTCCTGCCTAATTTATCACGTGGAAACGCCCGTGCTGACGATCTTGTACGAAATAACGGCTACGCAGCAAACGCCGTACAACTTCACCAGGATCACATCGTTGGGTCATTTTTCAGACTGAGTTACTGCCCGAGCTGGCGTTATCTCGGTATTAAAGAAGAGGAGTGCCGCGCGTTTGCCAGGGAGGTGGAAGCCGCCTGGTATGAGTATGCTGAAGATGACTTTTGCGGGATTGATGCCGAGCGCAAGCGAACGTTTACGATGATGATCCGTGAGGGGGTCGCGACGCACGCATTCAACGGTGAGTTGTTCGTGCAGCCCACCTGGGACAGTGATTCAACGCGGCTTTTCCGCACGCAATTCAAGATGGTCAGTCCGAAGCGCGTCAGCAATCCCAATAACATGGGGGACACCCGGAACTGCCGCGCCGGTGTCAGCATAAACGATGCTGGTGCGGCGCTGGGCTACTACGTAAGCGAGGATGGTTATCCGGGCTGGATGGCGCAGAAATGGACGTATATTCCCCGCGAACTCCATGGGGGCAGACCATCGTTTATCCATGTGTTCGAGCCGCTTGAAGACGGGCAAACGCGCGGTGCCAACGTGTTTTACAGCGTGATGGAGCAGATGAAGATGCTCGACACCCTGCAAAATACGCAACTGCAGAGTGCGATCGTGAAAGCGATGTATGCGGCCACCATTGAAAGCGAACTGGATACGCAGACGGCGATGGACTTTATTCTCGGCTCTGACAGTAAAGACCAGCAAAGCAAAATGACAGGCTGGCTGGGTGAAATGGCATCGTATTACACCGCGGCGCCGGTTCGGCTCGGTGGTGCCAAAGTCCCGCACCTGATGCCTGGTGATTCACTGAATCTGCAGTCAGCACAGGATACGGATAACGGTTATTCCACATTTGAGCAGTCACTGCTGCGCTATATCGCCGCCGGGCTGGGGGTGTCATACGAGCAGCTCTCGCGTAACTATTCCCAGATGAGTTACTCCACCGCACGCGCCAGCGCCAATGAATCCTGGGCGTTCTTTATGGGTCGACGCAAGTTCGTAGCAGCCCGGCAGGCCTGTCAGATGTTTGTATGCTGGCTGGAAGAGGCGATTGCGCGCCGGGTTGTCACGCTCCCATCCAAAGCCAGGTTCAGCTTCCAGGAAGCGAGAACTTCATGGGGTAACGCAAACTGGATCGGCTCGGGGCGCATGGCTATTGATGGCCTGAAGGAGGTGCAGGAGGCTGTAATGCTGATCGAGGCCGGCCTCAGCACCTATGAGAAGGAGTGCGCCAAACGCGGAGATGACTATCAGGAAATATTTTCTCAGCAGGTACGTGAAACTATGGAGCGCCGGAGCGCGGGTCTTAAACCCCCGGCCTGGGCGGCAGCCGCTTTTGAATCCGGGCTGAAAAAATCAAACGAGGAGGATAAAGATGACGCCAGAACTGCGTAATCTCCCGCATATTGCCAGCATGGCCTTTAATGAGCCGCTGATGCTTGAACCCGCCTATGCGCGGGTTTTCTTTTGCGCGCTGGCAGGCCAGTTGGGGATCACTCGACTGACGGATACGGTGTCTGGCGCAACGCCTGGTGCTGAGCAGATTGCCGAACCGCTGGCGCTCTTTGGTGATGATGAGGAGATGGTGCCCCGGCCGTCGCGTAGTTACCAGATAACGAACGGTATCGCGGTGCTGCCCGTTTCCGGCACGCTGGTCAGTAAAACCCGTTCGCTGCAGCCTTATTCCGGCATGACGGGATACAACGGGATCATTGCCCGCCTGCAGCAGGCCATGAGCGATCCCGGCGTCGACGGCATTCTCCTCGATATGGATACGCCTGGCGGGATGGTGTCCGGTGCATTCGACTGCGCCGACATTATTGCACGGATGCGCGGTATCAAGCCCATCTGGGCGCTGGCAAACGATATGAACTGCAGCGCCGGGCAACTTATCGCCAGCGCCGCTTCCCGCCGTCTGGTCACCCAGACCGCGCGTACGGGCTCAATCGGCGTGATGATGGCGCACAGCAACTACGGCGCTGCCCTGAAAACGCAGGGCGTCGAGGTGACCCTGATTTACAGCGGCGATCACAAGGTTGATGGCAACCCTTACGAAAAACTACCGAAAGACGTTCGCGATGATTTTCAGACGCGGATCGACGCCACGCGCCGGATGTTTGCCGAAAAGGTTGCCGCTTATACAGGCATGTCCGTGCAGTCCGTGCTGGATACCGAAGCGGCTGTATTTTCCGGTCAGGAATCGGTGGATGCCGGTCTGGCTGAAGAGCTGGTCAATAACACTGACGCGCTGAACGTGATGCGCGAGTCACTTAACAAACGAAAAACAATCTCCCCTGGAGGAAATATGGAAAAAGTAACCACCGCATCAGCCGCAGCTGCGGATGCTATTCAAGCAACCGCGTCAGCAGAACAGACAAATACTGTCGAATCCGCTGCTGCAGTTGTTGCTTCCCCGGCAGAGGTCAGTGCCCAGGTCGCCGCAGCGGTGAGTGCCGAAAATGGCCGAATCATGGGGATCCTGAACTGCGAAGAGGCGAAAGGACGTGAGTCACAGGCGCGTGCACTGGCCGAAACGCCGGGTATGACGGTCGAAAGCGCACAGCGCATTCTGGCCGCGGCACCGCAAAGTGCCCAGGCGCGTTCCGATACGGCACTGGATCGCCTGATGGAAACAGCACCCGGTGCGCTATCGACAGGTAATGCATCTGCTGGAGCAGGTGACGATTTGTTAAACACCCCCGTTTAAGAGGCTCTTATGGCAACGACTGAAGTTTTTACCCATTTACAGCCGCTCGGCAACAGTGACCCGGCACATACTGCATATGCACCTGGCGAACTGACAGCCTCCACGCCGGCCATGACACCACTCATGCTGGATGCCGCCACGGGCAAGTTAACGGTCTGGGACGGCGCTCACGCTGGCGCGGCATGCGGTATTCTTGCCGTAGCGGCAGACCAGAGCAGCGTGGAGCTGGCATTTTATAAATCCGGCTCATTCCGCATTGAAGATGTTCTCTGGCCTTCAGCTGTGACAGATGAGCATATCAAGCGTAATGCGTTTACCGGCACGGCCGTCAGCATCATCTAAACCCTTTATTAACACTCACATTCATCCATAAAAGCCGCCTGTGCGGCTTTTTTTACGGGAAAAATCTATGTCAATTTATACCACTGCCCAGTTGCTGGCGGTCAATGAGAAGAAATTTAAGTTCGATCCGCTTTTCCTTCGCATCTTCTTCCGCGAAAGCTATCCCTTCAGCACTGAGAAGGTGTACCTGTCGCAAATCCCGGGCCTGGTTAACATGGCGCTCTATGTCTCGCCTGTTATTTCCGGCAAGGTCATCCGCTCGCGCGGTGGCACAACCTCAGAATTTACGCCTGGTTATGTTAAGCCCAAGCACGAAGTAAACCCGCAGATGACCCTGCGTCGTCTGCCGGATGAAGATCCACAGAACCTAGCTGATCCTGCTTATCGCCGCCGCCGCATCATTCTGCAGAACATGAAAGATGAAGAGCTGGCGATTGCGCAGGTAGAAGAAATGCAGGCCGTATCCGCCGTGCTCAGCGGTAAATATACCATGACCGGGGAGGCATTCGAGCCGGTGGAGGTGGATATGCAGCGCAGCGCCAGAAACAACATTGTTCAGGCGGGTGCTGCGGCCTGGTCCGTCCGGGACAAAGAAACCTATGATCCGACCGATGACATCGAGACGTATGCGGTGAATGCCAGTGGCGTGGTCAACATCATCGTGTTCGATCCAAAAGGCTGGTCACTGTTCCGCTCCTTTAAGGCCGTCAAAGACAAGCTGGATACCCGCCGCGGCTCTAACTCTGAGCTGGAAACCGCACTCAAGGATCTCGGTCAGGCGGTTTCCTATAAGGGTATGTACGGCGATGTGGCAATCGTCGTGTACGCCGGTCAGTACGTTGAAGGGGGCGTGCAGAAGAATTACCTGCCGGATAACACCATGGTACTGGGTAACACACAGGCGCGCGGTCTGCGGACCTATGGCTGTATCCAGGATGTGGACGCGCAGCGCGAGGGCATTAACGCGTCCGCACGCTATCCGAAAAACTGGGTGCAGTCCGGTGACCCGGCCCGTGAATTCACTATGATCCAGTCCGCGCCGCTGATGCTGCTGGCAGACGCGGACGAATTTGTATCCGTGAAACTCGCGTAACTTCCACCTGGTGGCCCTTCGGGGCCAATTTTTCGGAGTAGTTTCCATGACTGAAAAAGAAACACTTATCGCCCGGCTGAAAGAGCTGGGCAAAATGCTGGGCCGTGACGTGAATACCAGCGGCACCATCCAGGAGCTGTCGATGCGTATTGCTGAGCTTGAAGAGGAGCTGGATGGAGATGCCGGTTCGGTTGACGGTGAAAATGGAGAGGAGAATGCTTCCGGCAGCACCGGCAGCACCGGCAGCACCGACGTTGATATTGCTGACGCGGCGAAAGAAAAAACGAAAGCGACCACAACCGATGACCGGGTAACAGTAGAAACGCTGGCAACCCTGCATATTGACGCGCTGCATGCCACGCGTAACGAACCGGTCTCCATCGTTGAGCCCGGTGTGATCATTCGCGTATCCAAACAGGATGCAGACGAGCTGATCGCAAAGGGGCTGGCTAGAGAAGTCTGAAGGGGACCGCATGGCTGATTACGATAATCTCTTTGACGAGGCCATGTCGCGAGCGGATGGCGCTATACGCAGTGTGATGGGCGCAGATGCAAAGGTGATGTCAGGCGCTTTGTCAGGTGTCACCCTGATGGGCGTTTTCGATGATCTAGAGAATATTGGTTATGCCGGTGTGGGGATTCGGGTTGAAGGTACCAGTCCGACCCTGTTTGTGGAAACCGCCACTGTTCAGCAGCTGGAACGCATGGACACCCTGATGATTAACGGGCGAGCTTTCTGGGTTGAGCGAATTGGCCCTGACGATTGTGGATCCTGCCATATCTGGCTGGGTAACGGGAGCCCGCCCGCCGGTATCCCAATACGGCGCTGCTGTATATCGAGGTCGACTCCAGCCAGTTTACCAGTGGCGCGCCGAAGGTGACCTGCAGGCCGAAGGGGAAACTGGTACGCGTGCCGGACTCCTACGATCCGGTTACGCGCACCTACAGCGGCACCTGGTCGGGTGGCTTCAAAATGGCCTACACCAACAACCCGGCCTGGGTATTTTACGATCTGGTGCTGGATGAGATTTACGGCATGGGTACCCGCATCGATGCTGCCATGATCGATAAGTGGGAGTTGTACGCCATTGCGCAGTACTGCGATCAGAAGGTGTCGAACGGGGCTGGTGGGACCGAGCCGCGCTTCACCTGCAATGTCTACATCCAGAGCCAGCAGGACGCCTACACCGTTCTCAGCGATTTAGCGGCGATATTCAGGGGGATTACCTTCTGGGGCAATGACCAGATTTATGTGCGCGCGGATGTGCCGCAGGATGAGGTTGATTTTACCTACCATGCCTCGAACGTGATCGACGGGTTGTTTACCTACGGCGGCGGCAGCTACAAAAACCGCTACTCGTCTGCTCTGGTGTCCTGGTCTGATCCTCAGAACCATTACAGCGATACTGTTGAGAGTGTCTACGATTCCGACCTGGTGAAGCGGTACAAGGTCAACCAGATGTCGATGACGGCGATTGGCTGCACATCCCAGAGTGAGGCGCACCGCCGGGGCCGCTGGGCACTGCTGTCTAATGCGCGCGACGGAACGGTGTCATTTGGCGTGGGGCTGGACGGTTATATTCCCCTGCCTGCGGAAATTATCGGTATCGCGGACCCGTTCCGCGCCGGCAGGCAGAACGGCGGACGCATCCGGGCGGTAAACGGGCGGAACGTTACGCTTGATCGTCCCGCTGATTACGCTGCTGGCGATCGCCTGGTGGTCAACCTGCCGGACGGCAAGGCGCAGACGCGGACAATCGCGTCCATCAGCGCGGATAAACAGACGGTGACGGTCACCACCCCCTTCAGGCTGCCGCCTGAATCCGGCGCAGTGTGGGCCATCGACAGCGACAACCTGGCTATCCAGTATTTTCGTGTGACATCCATCCGGGCGAACGACGACAGCAACGGTGGTTTTACGATCACCGCGGTTCAGCATGACCCGAATAAATACCGCTATATCGATGACGGTGTACGCATTACCCCGGCGCCGGTCACCGTCACGCCGGTAAGCGTTCTGCCGACACCGAAAAACATCATCCTTACCGAAACCGACCATATCGAGCAGGGACTCACCGTCGCCACCATGAATGCGTCCTGGGACAGGGTAGATGGCGCGATCCGGTACCAGGCGCAGTGGCGCAAGGATAATGGCGACTGGATAAACGTTCCGGTGAGCAGCGCCCAGGGATTTGCGGTGCAGGGGATCTACACCGGGAGTTATGACGTGCGGGTGCGCGCGCTGAACGCCCAAGATTCAAGCTCGCCGTGGGGTTATGCTGACACCACTTATCTTACGGGAAAAAACGGCACGCCTGGAACGCCGCAGGCACTGGCCGCCACGGACGATGTCGTCTGGGCTATCTACATCACCTGGGCTTTTCCGGATGGTTCAGGTGATACGGCATACACCGAGATTCAGCGCTCCACCACCGGAGACAAAGCTAACCCGCAATTACTGGCGCTGGTGCCGTATCCGGCCACGCATTACCAGCATGGCCCGATGTTGGCAGGCGTCAGTCAGTGGTACCGCGCGCGCCTGGTGGACCGTATCGGCAATACCGGCGATTGGACGGAGTGGGTGGCAGGCCAGTCCAGCTCCAAAGCCAGTGACTATCTCGACATGATCGGCGACACGCTTGAACAGACTGACGGCTATAACAACCTCGTTTCGGACATCGCCGATCTGGGTGAAGATATCCAGTCGGCGCGCGACGACATCGCCGCAGTCACGACAGAGTCGGCGGCTACAAAAGCGGGCCTGGCGCAGGAGGTCACGGACCGTAAGAAAGCCATCACCGACGAGGCAACGGCGCGCGGGCAGGCGCTGCTCTCCGAGAAGAACGAGCGCGTCGCGGATATCAGCAACGTCAACCAGACGATTCAGACCACCACCGATTCGCTGGCGCAGCAGATCGCGCAGATATCGGCGGGCACCGGCTCCCAGTTCGACCCGGCCAAAATCTGGTACTTCGATTCGACGGTAGAGGGCTGGACCGGGAACGGAACTCCCACAATCGTTGACGGGTGGATTCGACCTGCGAACCATGCCACCGATCCGTGGGTGGCTTCCCCGGGCTCACTGACCATCAACTCCTCGTCCTATCGCTTCGTCAAGCTCCGCATCAGGAAATTCGGTGCGCCGGGCTGGACGGGGCAGCTGCGGTGGCGTGGTGCTAGTGGTTTCAACGACACCAACATGATCACCGTCGCTGAGCCCGCCTATGACGCCAACGGTATCGCTACGGTGGAGTTCGACAATATCCCGTGGCTGACCGAAACCACGATGAATCAGTTCAGACTGGACCTGTCCACCAAACAGGACGCGACCAACTATTACCTGATTGACTGGGTAGCGGTCGGACGGCCAACGCCTGGGGCCGGGATGGCGGCGCTGCAGCAGGAAACGACAGCCCGTGTCACTGGCGACCAGGCGGAAGCCACGGCGCGCGAGACGCTGGCGACTCAGATCCGGGGCGGCTATACCGGTGACGATCCGTCAAAACTGGCATCGGGTCTGCTGTACACCGAACGCCAGGCGCGCATCACGGCGCAGGAAGCGGAGGTGACAGAGCGGAAGAAACTGGAGTCGACCGTTAACACTAACCAAGCATCTGTTACGCAGGAGCTGGCGACGCTGACAACTGAGCAGGAGGCTCAGGCCACCACACTTTCGGGGCTGCAGACCACCGTTGGCAAAAATACCGGTGACATTACACGCATCGATAAAACGGTCGCTGATAACAACAAGGCGCAGACCAACGCGCTGGCTGCTGTTAAGGCAACCACTGACAAAAACACAGCGGACATCAGCACGGAAACCACGGCCCGTACGGATGGTGACAGTGCGCTGGGCCGCCGTATCGACAGTCTGAAGGTTGACGTGGACGGCAACACGGCCAGCAGGGATGCCGGTATTGTTGGCAACGTAACCAATGCGCTCGCCAACTTCTTGGCGTTCTCGGATCAGCGCGTGACGTTCGCCGTTGGTGAAACGAAAACGATGGCCGAGATCAGCGACGTCCGGAAGACCGCCGCGGATGCAACCAGCGCCGTGGCGGAGCAGATCACAACGCTTAAGGCCACGGTAGAGCAAAACGGCCAGACCAATGCTGCAGCCATCACGCGCATTGATAAAGCCGTTACGGATCTGGAGAGCGCCACGGCGACCAGCATTGAGCAGGTGACGGCTGCCATTGGCGATACAAATGCCAATGTGCAGACGACCAGCGAGGCTGTTGCTGATATCAACGGCAAGCTGAGCGCGCAGTGGGGCGTTAAAGTCCAGGTAGAGGCTAACGGTGTTAAACGCATCGCGGGTATCCAGCTGGGCATTGACGGTACAGGGGCCTCAAACTTCCTGATTTCAGCCGATACGTTTGCAGTTTATAACCCGACGACGAACGGGCAGGAGCTGGTGTTTGCGGCAACCGGTGGGCAGATGTTCATGCGTTCGGTGTTCATCCAGGACGGGTCCATCGATAACGGCAAGATCGGCAATTACATCCAGTCAAGCAACTGGGACGGGACCGGCAATGTCGGCTGGCATATCAATAAATCCGGGTATGCCACGTTCAACGGCGTGACTGTTCGCGGGACGATTTATGCCACCGACGGGAGTTTTAGAGGCAGAGTTGAGGCGACCAGCGGGAGCTTTAAGGGCACGGTTGAGGCGACATCTTTCATTGGCGATGTCGCCAACACAGGGGTGTACCCCGACTCCAGCAACCGGTCGAACAATGCTGTTTCTACCAGTGTAGCTATGACGTATACCGACTCCAGCAATAGCGTGCTGAATAAAAACGCCGTTGTAGAGTCATTGATATATGTGCGGGGGATTACAGGTGCGGTTACGTCCACCGTTCAGGTAACTATCGCGGGTAATGTCCGTACGTTCAATTATGACGTTCCTGTAGGTGGGCTATGGTTCACGGCACGGCACGCGGCGACCGGGATGGGTGGACAACGTATTGATGCCAGCATTGTCGTTTATTCCAGTAATGCAACCGTGGCAATTTATGCACCAACTATCACTGTGACTCGCGGTACCGGCTCCTTCTCCTGATCCCCACAACCTCAGAAACTCCAACCCAGCTCCGGCTGGGTTTTTCATTTTAAGGACATCACGAATGGCCACACTTGATGACGATTTGGCGAAAGCGGTCACAGAAGGGTTTCGCCTGGCGCAAAACGATATCATCAACCAGGATCTGATTTTATCGGGCACCGGTGACGTCACCGTAACCCTGGCAGACGGTTCGAAAAAAACGGGGCCGAGCTGGACGAAGCTGATCGCTGCTGCAACGGCAGCAGGGACCAGCGCCGCTGCAGCCAAAACCAGTGAAACGAATGCTCTGGCGTCAAAAAATGCAGCAGCACAAAGCGCCACGAACGCGGCAACGTCTGAGGGTAACGCACTCGCATCGAAGAATGCTGCCAAGACCTCAGAAACCAACGCCAAAACGTCTGAGACGAACGCGAAGACTTCAGAGAATAATGCCAAAACCAGCGAAACGAACGCCGCAGCATCACTGGCCGCCGCGCAGCTGCTGACGTCTGTACCCTACGAGGCTCCGCCGTTCCCGGATGTATGGGTGCCGTTCAATGATGATATGCGCCTGCTGGCAGGGTTCGCACCTTATGACAAGCAGACGATTTCCGGGCAGGTGCTGGAGTTGGCAACCAAATCAGCAGGCTTTACCCGGTCAACCACTGCTACGTATATCGACAAATCAGGCGTATTGCAGACCGCTGATATAAACGAACCGCGCTATCAGCGTGATGGCTTATTATTGGAGGGCCAGAGCACTAACTATATTCTGAACAGTGACGACCCATCCAAATGGAGCGGGACGGCTGCGAGCTTTGGTACTAAAAGCACTATTACAGACGGGGCGACGCAGGCAAAAACATTTGATGGGGTAATCAATACCACGGGCGTAAATAACGCTATGGTTGTGATTAGTTCGGTTATCACTTGCTCGGCTGGTGACTTCATTACCCTGTCATGCAGGTTTAAAAGCGCCTACACCGATGGGTTTATGTTATTCCGGTTTGACGCCCCCAGCGGGACGAATCAGGGGCAAGTCGGCTTGATGTTTGATGGTACGGTGGGGAACACAACCAGCACAAGCATTGTAGATGCGACAAACACCCCCGGCCCTGATGGATATTGTTACGGCACTGTCACTTGTAGAGCTCCAGTCGATGGCTCATATGTAGGCCGCATCTATTTCATGCCGAAAAGCGGCACGATCCCTGTAGGTTCAGAGGTTTTCGTCCAGACCGTTCAGTGTGAAAAGAACGCAGTACCAACAAGCTATATCCCTACCGGTTCGGCGGCTGTGACAAGGGCTGGTGAAAAAGCCTCATTGCAACCTTCTGGCAATGTTGGCTATCAGTCAATCGGTGACGCATTTAGCAGGACGCTGGCATTTGAGATTGCTGTAAACAGATATGTTACGCCGAATGTTGGTTACGCTGATCTTATCAGGGTAGCGGGTTCTAACAACGATATTATATTCAGGGCCGTATCATCCTCCATTAACTCATATATTGGCGGGAGTGGCCCATCAGTAGCTATTACATATCCGTTTGGAAGAAAGGTTTATGTGCAGTCCATCGACACCGACAATACAAACGCCATGTATTTTGATGGGAAGAAGAATAGCCGGACACTGGCACCGACCAATCCAGCATCAAAGCCGACCAGCATTGATATACAGAGTAACCCGAATGTTGTTTATCACATTCGTAATTTCCGTATCTGGCACCGTGTATTAACACTCAACCAAATTAATGGACTCCGCTAATGAAAGACTTATATCTGCGCTTTACTGACGCTAACGAAATGCGCACGCAATTAATCGAGGCGGGGTTTATGGATGATGAGAAGCAGGGCGGTTTTTATCATCCTTATGTCATCCTGGATATTGTCGGCGTTATTAACGTCCAGACTGAAATTACAAATCCGGGGCAGGAAGATGAAATAATTAAATACGCCAATGAGCCCGGGTATCACGCCAATTTGCGCGTGACAGACGATTCGCTGGAACTGGCATCGTTAGACAGCTTTGCAGTCTTCCCGGCCAGCCCGTATCGGGTATGGGCATAAGGAGATAAAAAATGGCAAACAGAATAGATAGTGTTGAATTAAGCAGGGCCATCAGTGCCTGGACATCCACCATCAATGATGCGTCTCTGCCGGGGGTAGGCAGCACGGTTTACGGCGGATACATGAAGTCGCAGTACACCGTAAATGGCGTTGAGAAGATGTATGCCCAATTCCAGGTCGTGAAACGTATCGAATGGAACTACTCCATTGCCAGACTGATGGTGATGCAAGGAGCGGGGGGGACCGACTCCGCGCAGAACAGCTACTTCGACTTCATGTCCAACGGCAACGTGCAAATTCCGGGTCGTTTGTTTATGGGCAGTCCGGCTGTGAATTCGTGGTGGAACTCAGCACAGCCCCACTATGCCGCCTATTACGCGGACACCGCCATGGACTCTCCGGGTAACGGGGCTATAGCTGGCCTTTCCTGGGGATATCAACACAGTAATGGGTATCCGCTTCGCTCCATGTGGGGCAATGTGGGAAACGGCACGGTAGGTTGGGCTAACACCGCTCTCACTCAATTTGGGGACGGCGGTGCTAAAGTCCGCTACTGGTACTTCACCCCAGTGAACGGAGATATCGTCACCTCCGCTGGCGGCGATGGCGGTTTTGCTGGGAACTATACGTATCAGAAGGCCGCAACCTCAGATGCTACGTTAAAACACGATATTGCATATGACGATGGAAAAGCCTCTTACGAAAACATCAGGAAGCTGAAGCCCTGTACATTCGTGTATAACGGCGATTACCTAGAGCGTGTGCGCCGTGGAATTATTGCGCAGGATGCTTTGCGGGACATTGACCGTGAATATGTGAAGCTGGTTCCTGCGGCGCCTGAGTTCGACGAGAATGGTAATCGTTGTGATAAAGACGACACCCTTGCTCTCGATAATAACGTCATCCAGATGGATACGGCGCTGGCGTTGCATCACGCGATTGCAAAAATCGAAACCCTGACCACGCAGGTCTCGCAGCTGCAGGCTGAGGTTCAGGCGCTTAAAGCGTAACGGCATCAGGAGGTTCAGCAGTAATTATCAATAGGCAAGCCTATCTTGATCTGCCCTCACATTAAAATTACTGTATATAAAAACAGTAAAAGGAGTGCAGATCATGCCCCGCCGTTCCGACATTCACGCCGCATTTGTAGCCGCAATACAGCTAAACCCCAAGGGCTACCGGTGCTTGCGCACTGAAGACTTTATCCGCGAGTTGGCAAAGGTCCATTGGCATTTCAGCCGGGCCGACGCCAACGAGTGGATACAGCGCTACCAGCCAGATTTCACGAATAAGACAACTGACGGAACCGACAATCACTACTGGATCCTGCGCAACATGGGGATGGTTCACTGATGGGCTTTCCTTCACCAGCGGCTGATTATGTCTCCCCGCGGTTAACACCGGAGATCATCTGCTGCGTCGGCATAGACAGCCGCATTCTGGAGACTTCTAGTGGATTCGCCGTCATCGAGCCGGTCAGCCGACTGGTGCAGGGGCAGGTGCTGCTGATCCTCAGTGGTGGCAGGACGCAGTTCGCAATTTTCAGAGGTAAGGCGTTAATCACTGATGACGGCGAGGTGATCGAGGCGGCGGCGGCGGAAGAGGTCGAAGTTATGTGCAGGGTGACGTACTTCATCAACAGTGTAGATGGTGATGGTGATAAGTGCCCGGTGTAA